CGGGAACGTGAGCCGAGAACAAACGTCATGCGCGAACCTTACTACTTTTTCCAGCTTGCAGCAATGCGGGCGATGTCAGCAGCCGACGCCCCACCCATGTAGCAGAAACCAAAGAACGCTTGCGAGGCGATAAGGGCCAGCGCAATGTCTCGCAACGGGCCACCGTCTGACAGCTTCCAGACGATGCCAGCAAGCAAGGCAAGCGTCACGGACACATAACCAATCGTGACCCATCGCCGCCAATGAAACGACGGCTCGGGAAGGGGGTCCTGATTATCGGTCATGAAAGCCCCAACACAGATGCAACGCGGGGCAATAGAATGGTCATAACCACGCCAAAGCCGACAGCCGCGCCCATTTGCCAACGCTGCGTCAGCATGACGGCCTCAACCTTGGCCTCTAACTTCTCAACGCGGTCGGTCAAGTGGCCTACGTCGTTTGCGACCACTTCCACGTTTGGCGGGCTCATTTCCCAGCATCCGATGCAAGAGGTGCGTTCCGGCGATCAGACATCCAGACGCGAAGACAATCCAGGCCACGACCCACTCCGATTGACGCGAGGGTAAGGAGCTGAACCACGAAGAGCCCGTTGACAGCCACGACATAAGTCCACAGTCCATGCTCGGTCAGGCTTCCTGTTTTCCAAAGGCCAATAGTCACCGCATGAAGCGTGAGTTGGCCGACCAGAGTGGCGACCATCAGCGACTTCCAGCCTGCCGGGTTTTGCTGATTTGATCGGAAGATCATTGCGACCAGAAACAGGTCCAGAACCGGCGAGGACAGCAAGGCGTCGGGGAAGGCATACAGCCCGAGGATGGCGTTGCCGATGCAGAACACCATCGCCAGCAGGGCACTGACCCCCATCAGGTCCGCGTATTTCTCCGGCTTGGACCGATAGGCCAGAAAGCAGACCACAAAGACGGCTGCGGTCGCGTAAAGATACCAGATCATGGCTTCACCGGCTTGTCAGGGTCTGTGACCGGAGGCTTATCCGTGCCTCCGCTGAACGCGACGATGTTCTTGCCGTCGCGCGTGGCCATGTAGGCTTTCTGCGCCTTGTCCAGCCTCGCGTGAAGGATGGCGTGATGCTCCTCGACCAGCCTAAGCGCCCGGCGAGTTGCCTTCACGGCCTCCTCGGACTTGGCCAGCGCCCGTCCGATGGCGTCTATGTGTTCTTGTGCGGTCATCACAATCACTCCAAAACATACCGATAAGCACAGTCCGCCGGGGCGTTAGACCCATCTGCGGTTGACACCGTAATGGTGCCGTTTGTCACAACCGCCTTGACGCCCGGCGTAGCCACAAGCGTTCCTGCCGCGTTCGTCGTCGGTTGCAAGGTCACCGTTGACCACGTGGCTTGTGCGTTGGCATTCGACACCGCGATGCTCGCCGCGCCAGAGGCAATCGTGGCCGTGCCGGTGAAGGCCGCGCCCGCCGCAAGTTTGTTACGAAGGACGCTGCTTCCGGCCTGAATAAAGTCCAGACGATCAATCGAGACAGACGGGGCCGTGACGTTAAAGTAGTTATCGAGAATGTCGCCGGTCGTGTCGGATTGGATGCCCCGGAAAAGGACGTTAGTGCCGCCTGACGTGTAAAAGAAGCGGTTATTCTGCACGACGTGATTATCACAAGAGCGCAAGAACACGCCTCGGAATGCTGTGGCGCTGCCTGCGGTATTGGTCGAGCGAAATTCGTTGCCCTCGATAACCAAATCATTGTGGCGCGTCGGCTGGACCCATGCAGTCTCGCCAAGCATCGCGCCGCTCAAGATCACCTTGTTGTTGCGAACCACGCAATAGTTGCCGTCGTAGGACGCTGAAACCGTAGTGAGAACGATAGCTGCCTCGGCAGAACTAATGCTGTCCGCTAGGATGGTGTTGTTTTCAATCACCACGTCATCACAGATTTGCGCGGCGTCGCCCACGCGGATCACCGGGCCAAGCTGACCACCCCCAACGCGCTTAATGACGTTTTCGGCCAACCGCACCCGCGCAATCGTCGTGCCAATGTTGCAGTTAAGGTCAATGCCCGCGCCTACACCAATAATGGTGTTGCCCAGCACAATGGCGTCCTGCGCGTCGCGGATTGAAATATCTTGCTGACCGTTTGTCTGCGACGTCTCGTCGGCATACATGGTGTTCCCGCACAGCGAGAAGCCAATGCCGCCAGAGGCCACCGGACGGCGGCAGTTATAGAACGTGTTTCCGTTAATCACCGAACTGTTGTTAAGATCGGTATAGACGCCGTGGTCCCAGCATTGATTAAAGTAGTTTCCGGCAATCGTAATGCCCGCCTGCGTCTGTGCGGAACCGTAGTTAGCTTGAATGAAACCCTGAATACAGGTGTCAATCCGGTTTCCAACGACGATGACCGCTGGGCGCACGGACGTTCCCGCGTCGTAGTCAATCGCAATCTGTCCGGTCGTGGTGTTTTGGTTATAGTCGGCGTAAGGATAGTTGCCGTTGAACCAGCAAGCTTCGATCCTGCCGCCGTTCGTTCCCTCAAAGTGAACGCCCGCACGGGGGATGTTCTCCAATTTCACGGCATAGATGAAGAAGTCATCTGCCGTCACCCACACGGTGCCGTAGGTCCGCTGTGAGTTTGCGCCGTTCCACGACGCGGGCGAAAGGATGCGCCCCGGACCCAAGATCGTCGCGCCAGCGCCAGACACCGCAACCGCATTAATTGCTGCGTTTTGAGGTGCAAGCGTCGTGCCGCCGTCGATAATGAGGCAGGCCCGCGCTTGCGTCATGTTAACCGTGGTCACGTTGTATGTGCCGCCGCCCGTGATCCGAACCACGCGATGCGCCAATAGAGCCGCATTGATGGCTGCCGTATCGTCGGTGGCACCATCGCCCACCGCGCCAAAGTCGCGCACGTCAACGATGTCGCGCCCTTTAGCTTGGGCTGTGCGGGCGGATGCTCCCGTGCCGGATTGAATAAAACCGACCAGCGCAGAACCGCCCGTTGCCGCTAGTTCTGCCGTGCCGACAGCCGCCAGCGTCGTCCTTTGTGCCGTTGCATCGGCATCATCCAGCAGCGCCCGGCCCGCCGCCGTCAGGTCGGCCATTGCCCACGTTCCCGCGCCGGTCGCGTAGGGAACCTTATCAGCAGCAGAGGTCAGGGCCGCGATAGCAGCGAGGTCCGGGTCATACGCTTGAACGTTCGTGCCGATTGCAAGGCCAAGGTTTGTGCGAGCGTTTGATGCGTCAGATGCGCCCGTTCCGCCGTCAGCCACTGCCAGATCGGTAATCCCAGCGATAGCGCCGCCCGTAATGGCAACAGCACTAGCCGATTGCGTTGCGATAGATCCTAGCCCAAGGTTCGCTCTTGCCGTTGAAGCGGATGTAAGGTCTGACAGGTTGTTTGCCTTGAGCGCCGCCGCCGCAAGCGTAGCCGAAGCCGCCGCCGCCGACGCAGCAGCAGCCGCCGCCGATGCAGCAGCCTCCGACACCGCCTCATTGGCCCGTGCAAACCCTGACGACAGGACTTGAACCGGGACAGTCTGCCCCCCAAGCTGGACCCGAACAATACTCATCGAACGATGCCTTTCTCGGCAATAAGAACGCCGTCAAGAAGCTCAGACGTTAGGCTATCAGGGTCCGTCACAACAAACTGAAACACGCCCTCATAAGGGTTACTGGCGTCAGTCGCATTGTCGGGCAGCGTCGTCAAATCAGCCTTCTTAAGCCGCAGTGTAATCGTATTCGCGTCAAATACGATAACCGAACCCGCCCCGGTCGCCGTGGTCGTTACCGAAAGCAAAGCAGACGCCGATGCGCTAGTTGCACGGATTTGAAACTGCCCCGAATAGCCCGTGAAGTCATAAGACGACGGGAATACGAACGTCTCTTCAGTGTCAGCGGATTTATTGACACGGAGATTCCCGCAATCGTCAAAGCCTAGCAGGATGTCAGTCATAGCGCCTCGCGCGATAGCGTTCCCAATGGGAGCGTTTTTGTGTTAGGGTGCCGGATGCAGAAAAACGAAGCGCCCGTCATTGATGTTAAGTTTGTCGTCGTGGATGACTGCTCAAAGCGCGAGCCAATTATCAATTCATGGGCCGGGCTTTGGTGGTTTGTCATCCCGCCGATCACGATTCTAACCGTCCGATACGCACAGATTAAGGGTTGGTTGTAAGCAGGCCCCGCGCCCGCTCTTGACTGCCAGCAACAGCCCCCGGCGTCGAAAGCAGGCCCATCCGCCGCGACTGTTCGGCAACCCGCCTTTGCAGGCCCTCTTCCGATTGCATCAGGTTAAGCAGCCGCGTCATTGACGCTTGATCGGTAAGCGCCGAACCAATCAAGGCGTTTAGTTCATCGTCGCCAATAATGGACCGGTCTCGCCTTGGCAGACTACGCGCAGCAAGGCGGGCGGACTGACGCGCGAGGCCAATCGGGCTTGTGATGTCAGAGGCAAAGTCCATGACATCGTTTAGGCCCATGCCCTGCTCTTGCAGATCGGCCTTTCCGGCTTCGCGACGGGCCGTAGGCGAGCCACTGACCGCTTGGGCTGCTGTGTTAGCCATGCGGACCTCATCGTCAGCGGTCTGCATAAAGGCACGGAAGGCGTCGTCATTATCAAAGGCAACGCGGATGCGGGCCGCAATCTCCTCATCACGCAACAGTCGGCGCATAGCCGTCACGCCGCCGCCGCTGCGAACCCGCGCCAGAATAGCCTCGCCAACACCAAGCCGGAAGTTTTCGCGGGCTTGCGCTGGCCACTTTGCCCAACGGTCTGCTAGTTCGCTTGCCGACATAGCGTTGCGCTCGTTGCCTTGAGCAAAGACGTTCAGGCCGACGCGCTGGCCGTCAATCGCCTCCGACGCATCGCCAAACGAGCGGAGCCAATCGTCATAGGCTTGGACGCCACCGCGTTCCGGCGTCCGCGCATTGTTGCGAATGGCGTTTGAAAGGTTTTGGAGGGCTTCGCCGCGCGAGTTGAACCCGCCACGATAAGCGCGGCTCGCCGCTTCCTTAAGCGCATAGGAAATATCTTGCGCCTCGCGCACAGTGATATTAGCCCCTGCGGGCATATCGGCCAGCCGCTCACCCATACCGAAGAGCCGGTTAGCCGCTGCGCTACCCTCTGGCGTCAGTTCGGCGATAGCCTCTTCCGCCGCGTTACGGATTGCCGGGGTTGACAGTTGCGAGCGAAGGGCGCGCACCCCATCGTCGTCAAGCGAAACGATGTTATCCCCGATTTCCGCCATTCCGGTCGTAGCGGCTTCGGTTCGGGCGTTGACCCGCTGGCGAAGCGACTGGAAACCGTTTCCTTGGGCGCCGAAAGCGTCGGCAAGGCGTGTCGAAATCCGGTTGCTTGCTTCGTCGCCTTGTTCTCCGACCGCACGGACAATCTCGCGCCGAGCAGCGCCGGGAACCGTCGCCATCGTCTCGCCAAGACCAAGGATGTTCTCCCCCCCAGACTGGAACGGCAGTTGTCCGGCGGGCGCATTAGCGAGATTGTCGAGATACTGTTGCGGGGTCATCTGGTCGCGTTGCAACGCCCGGCCTAGCGCCCCAGTCACGCGGCGGTCTGGCGCAGGCACTCGGGGCTGATTACCGCGCATCAAGCGACTTGCCAGCGCGCCGCCGCCCTCAAGAGTTCCGGCAGTTGCAACGCCAAGCCCGCCAGACAAAAGGGCATTGCCTGCCCGCCCGAGATAGCCGTCACCTTCCGCAGCGCCATAAGCCGCGCTGACACCGCCCGCTTGCCCAAGCCGTCCGAGAAGGCCGGGGACCGCCGCGCCGCTCGCCGGGGCAAACGCAAACCCGCCGAGCAAGCCGCCAGCCAAAGCCTGCAACGGCCTTTCGCTTTCGTATTGCTGCTGACCCTCTTGCGTAAGCGCCCGCATTGCACGGGCACGATCAAGGGCGGAAACCTCAATCTCTTGTCCAGAAAGCCGCCGCCCCAGATTGCCCGCCGATTGCGAAAGCAACCCCGTCAGCCAGCCTATTTCGTCATTGATCGGCGCTGTAAACTGGTCAGTGAACCCCGGTTGATCGTAACGACGGACACCTAGTTCCTCGTTTCTTGTCAGCTTGTCTCGCTCTTGTTGCAGGGCAAGATCGAGGCCAGTCGGCGCGGATGGAGGCGGGGGCGCGATTGGTTCCGGCTGGGCAACCATACGGAATATTTTGTTGGGGTCGTTTGGGTCAACCTGATATTCCCCAGACGCCAAAAGCCGATCGCGTTCTTGAGGGGATATATCCTCCGACGACAATACCCCATAGGCCGGTTGAGCCGGTGCCATTCCGGGGTCATAGTTCGGGTCAGCCGCCATCCGCTCTTGTTGAAGGCGGATAGCTTCATCGCGTGAGCCGTATTGAGCCGTCAGTGCGGCAATCTCCTCCTCATCCGTGATGCCGAGCGCGTTCAGCGGTGCGGAGGGGGCGGGACGATTACCAGCCGCGCGAGCGGGTGCGGGCTGGCGAGCGGGTGCGGGCGCTTGGCTTACCGGCACAAAGCCGGGCGGTGGCGGCGGAATAGCGCCCGCTTGGCTTACCGGCACGAACCCCGGGGGAGGTGGCGGAACTTGCTGCATCATTGCGCTCGCACCCATGCCGAGCCATTCCAGCGAAGGCGCTCGCCAGTCCGGGGATTGACTACATCCTCAACGCCGCTTGATGCCGGAGCAGCAGGAACCGCTTGCCCGCCGCCCGAAACGGGAGCCGCGCCACCCTGCCGACGCTGGATGTCTCGCTGTAGCGCCGCCCGAGTTGCAGATCGTGCCTCTTGAAACCGCCGAAGCGCCGCCGTCACAATCCGTTCGTCCCGAGTGCTGGACAGAATCGTATCAAGTTCACGAATAGCGTCTTGATCGGTTTGAACGCCCGTATTGGCTTGCAGAATAGCGTTACGCGCTTCCTTCGCCCACGCCAGCAGCGCGTCATAATTCAGCGAGTTTTGGTCAGACATACCGGCAAGGTTCCGAAGCCCGGAACCAGTGTTTTCCAACACGCCAAGATTTAGCTCACCCCGAGCAATCTGTCCTTCAATGGCAGCGGCTCGCGCCAGCGACGTGTCAAGGCTGACGATTTGATTATCTGCCCGCGCGATTGCGGTCTGGTCCGCGTCCGAAGGCGGGCGGACTTGAGTGCTACCAACGCGGTTAATGACGTTGCCGTTTTCATCAAACACCAACGCCTCACCGCCCGGCGCAACGTTCTGAATATCGGGCGCACGGAAGCCCTGATAAATCGCTTGGCCTGAAACCGGGTTTACAAGATCGGTGTTAGGCCCGACAGGCACGTTCAGCGCGTTAATCCGGCCCGTCTGGGCCACCGTTTCCGCCGTCCGCTCCGCCGGAGTCATCGGACGCGGGTCCGTGTATCTTGTTTCTCCGGTAAGCGGGTCCGTAATGGCAATGCGGTCGCCAAACTCGCGCGTTTGCGGCGCACCGACCCGCTGATTATTGCCGATTACCGATTGGATGCCGCCCGCCGCAATGACCTGTGGCGCAAACTGTTGCCCGACGTTCTTTTGCCAGTCTTCGCCGCCCATTCCGAGGAATAGCGCCCGTTCGCGCGGGTCCGCAATGCTCGCCAAAACCTCAGCTTGTCTTGCGAGCATCTGCGGACGCTCGGCCTCCGCTTGACGACGAGCGCGTTCCGCATCCAGCCCTTCGCTTCCGCCGAGCAAATACGTCAGAAAGCCGGGCTGACCACGCCGGTCAGGCTGGGCAGGCGCAACCGGAGCCGGGGCAACGCGAGGCCCGCCCGATTGGATAAGGTTCATCACGTCAGGCGCAAGCAGGCTATACCGCTGCGGCTGGCCGGGGCGATCAAGAAGAGCCATTAAATCAATCCCGACTTACGAGCCATTGAACCCAAACCTAGGCGTCCATGAACCGCCCATGTTATAACTTGAACCAGTGTTTCTCGTAAGGCTTGAACCCTGCATGGTCTGGGTGCCTTCGTTCGCAAACTGGCCGCGCAGTTGCGCCAGAAGCTGCTGCATCGCCAGATCGTATTGATTAGCGTTTTGGCTTTCGCCCTGCGCCACGTCTCGCGCTTGACCGAAGGCACGATCATTCAGGCCCGCGATCATCGCCGCACGGTCACGAGATTGGTTGCCCGCCAGTTCGGCCTCATAGATGCCCCGGCGGTTGTCGCCAAAAGCCCCCGACTTCGCAAAGTCCGACATCTGGGCATTGCGAGCGATAGCGTCCTGCCGGTCGGCTTGGCCAATCGACGCATCAATTACATCTTGGGTATAGGGCGACTGATATTGAGCAATGTCAGCCGGATTGAACCGCTGATAGGTCCGACCGCTCGCATCCGTGATGCCCTGATTAAGCATCCCGACAGCCCGGTCAGAAAGCGTATTCGTTTGCGTCTGGTTAGACGTATTCGACGAACGGCTTCTGTTTTTGTTACCAGAGGCGGAAATGGGCATTATAGTTCCTTCCAGATAACCGGCTCACCCGGTGAATATCCGTGTTTTCGTGCATATCGCAACCAGCCTTTGCGGCCCGTCGCACACGTCATGTCACAGTTATGAAGCCGACCAAATGCCTCGACCGTAGGGCCAAGGTCAGACATTGCTTTAAGCGTTCCGCCAGCCGCAAAAATATGCATCGCCTTGTGACGCGGGCTGACAATGAACTCGCCGACCATGCATCCGTCATCATGCATGAACAGATAGAAGTCGCCGCGCTCGACGCCTTCCAGTATCTCCAAAACGGACCAGCCGGAGCCTTCGAGAGCATCGCCAATCCACTTAGAGAGCGACAGCGGACAAAACCCCTGCATTGCTAACCGCCAGTGCAAACCGCGAGCCGTTCGGAGAGCGAAGTATCAGGCGATCAGACGCAAGCTCAATGTCAATCCCACGCCGATGACGCCGATCAAGCTCGCGCTGCATTTCCGCCCGCGCCGTGTTTTCATCCGATTGGCTATAGGCCGAAGGCGCGTAAGGAAGGCTCATCGCGGGCTTCCCGGCCTAGCTTCAACCCTGAACGTCCCGACCCGAAAATCCTGATCGGGCGTAGCAACCAGCTTTATCGCCACCCGCCGCGCATTAAAGCGCACGTCCGTCTTTTCCGACGCGGCATAGGGGCCGAATATCTCATCAGGCGACAAGGGCCAGTCACCTGTAGTGAAGCTCACCACCACGTCACCGAGCGCCAGTTCATCGGGAATGACGGTCTCGACATCCATCGTCGTTTCACCATTCCCCATCTCAACCGGCCCGGACAAGGCATAGGGCGAGCGACCGTCGCGAAGCGTTCCGACTTCATGCTCATAAAGCGAGCCGTCACTTCCCACCATCAACGGATAAGGCAGAACCCCGCGATCAGTCCCGCAAAGCCGCACAAGCGACCCGATGCTCCAATGGTTTTCGCGATAGTTAAACGAGACATAACGGTCAATCTCAATCGACGCCGCCGATGGATAGCACCACCACACTTCGCCATATTGGCTATTGTGAACCGCCGCAACCTTCGAGCGTTGGCTTTGGTTGATGTCCGAGAAAATATAGTCCCCGACATCGCACTGAAGCGGCTGAACGCCACTGTTATAGACCCAGAACCCGTTAGCGCCCATCCAATAGGTGCCAGCGCCAGTGACCGCCACGCCTTGTTTGGAAATCAGCCCGCAACCCGTCGCTTGCCGCTCAATCCGATAAACGTAGGGCAAGCCGTCATAGGTCGCCAGATGAACGTCAGTGTCAGTGAATAGAAGCAATCCGCCCCGGATACGCTTTCCGCAAAGCAGCCGCCCATCCGTTTGAAGCCGCTTTCCGCCCGCCTGATTAGTCGCAGAAGGCGTCCAGTCCGTGTTGTCCTCAAGGTCAGACCATTTGACCGAGCGCGGGTCTCCATCAGCCCCAAGGGCAAACAGCGACCGCTCCTCAGTCGAGATAATGGCTTCCGGCAGGGGAGCCGTCCCGATCAAAACAGCCGGGTTAGCGACGTTGAGCGTCCATTCGTAAATCTTGCCCTTGAAACAAGCGACCAGATACTCGCCCCATGTGTCAAGCGTCCAGACATCAGCCGGAATGGTGTTAGTCGAATCAGGGCGTGGAACGCCATAAACGCCCGTGCCATAGGTTCCCGTCCCGTAACCACCGCCCGTGGTCGCGTTGGCGTTACCCGCCACAAATCCAGTCGGGGTGATCGTATGGCGCACACCCGAACGGGTATAGACGTAAAGGCCCTGCTCCGTGCCGATAGCGGTCCATGCTTGGCTAGAGTTATCCAGCCACGTCAGGATAGCTCGCGCCTTGCCAGTGACCGTCTGTGTTGATTTAAGACGCCATCCGCCGATAGGCCGTTGCGTGTTCTCAAACCAGCGCCAAAGGTCAGCGTCATTGAACCGACCGCGCGATGAATAGTCGGTCCCGTTCCGATAAACGCCGGGCGGGATGTCCAGCGGGATAAGCATTAGAGCTTAATCACCGCCAGCGCTGCAACGTTTCGCGGACGGGTTTCCGCACCGCCAAAAGAGCCGGAATCGTAAGGAAAGATTGATTCAACCCCGCCCGAACCCGTGGCCGTATAGCCCGCGCCAGCATCGCTGCTAGACGCAATAGGCGAAATCAGGTGCGTGTGCGCCTCAATATCTCCCGCCTGTGCCGAGCCAAGCCGACGCGAGGCATCCACCCCACGGCTATCATCCAGACCGCGCACAAACTCGCCACGGAAATCAGGAACCGTAAGGCGCTTGTTCGCCGCATAGTCAGCCGCCGCACTTGCCCCGCGCGTTGACGCAGCACCCGCCGAAGTCAGAATAGGCGAATCCGTCGCGTTCAAGTCCCAAAGCAGGGAAAACAGCGCCGCCGTGTCAGCGTTAGCCCGCGTTGCCCCGGACGACGCATTGCCAATCGTTCCGCCGTTAGCCTTGACCCATCCAGACGGCGCGACCGAATACAGGCCGAACTTGATGTCACCCGTATGAACCGTTTTCAGGTCCGCAGCCTCAATGGCCGTCACCCGCGCATTGTCAGCGTTCGATTGAACCGCCAGTGCATCCAGATCGACCTTGATCGGGGCCAGCGCGTTCACATTGATGGTCGTTCCCCATGTGTCGGCACTCGCGCCAACCGTAGGGGCCGCGCCCGAGTAAGTGATAGCTACGGTCATGGCGTCGGACCCGCTTGCATACGAATAATCCCGCCAATCTGACGACGGATTTCGCGTTGGTTGATACTATCAATTGCGTTGGCGAAAAAGTTTCCCCAAACGGGGATGCGTTCATCGTCACGCAAGAAAGGCGCGGCTTGCATCAGCGAACCGTAAAGGTAGGCGTCGGGATGCGAACGCAGCAGCCAGTTACAAGGCACCGATGACGAAAGCGGGCAGAACGATTTAGTCATTCGGATGGTCACGGTGCCCGCCGGTGCGACCCTCAGCGTTGACCCGTCAATCGTATAAAAGCCGGGGTTTGTGTTGACCACTTCCCCCACGCGGTCTGGCGAGAGATACGTCAGCGGGACGCCGTTGTATGTGACCGAGGCCACTTCATCGGCGCTACACGGCAGGCCCCAGCCTTCCTCTCCGACCTCAACGTCAGCGTAGTTGTCGATTTGCCCGATTGTCGAAATCTCCCGCGACATCACCGCTTCGGCCAGCGTGATGAAATCCGGGATTGATGCCGTCAGGTTCGTCTTATTCAGCGTTGAGGCAATCGCTGCTTTCAGGCCCGCATAGGTATCGAGGCTCATCGCATCACCCCGTTAGAAACGCCGACGCGGCCCGGTGCCGTGCGGAGATAGGCCCAGTCCGGGTCATTAAGCTTTCGGGCCAGTTTATCGGCGTGGGCCGGGTCCATCATATCCCATCCCTCCTCAATCAGCCACTTTTGACGGACGATAGCCGGAACCGACGCCACACGGCGCATCTCCCGGCTTTCGCTATACCCGTCATTGTGTGTCGCCATCGCCCGGTTGCGGTCTAGCAGCGGCGCGACATCTTGCGAGATGCGGACCTCAACGCCACCGCTTCCGTCCGGTCGCCAATGCTTGACGATTCCGTCCTTATCTTGATGACCGAACCGCCACCCGCTCACTTTTTGGCAGCCTCGACAATCTCGACATAGCCACGGTCTTCGAGTTCGTCCGCAATCGACTTGGCAATCTCAAAGTGGTCGCCATACTCATAAAGCTCTTCGCCGCCACGGTTTGAGTGAGCGCCCGTGCTGACCTTGCCGTCGCCCTTTTTGAGAACGCGGACGTTCACGATGGGGTCGTTCTTTACAGCGACGGCCCCGGCGTCAGCGCCCCGGAATTCGGCTTGTGATTTGGCCATGTGTAGCCCTTTCAGTTGTTGGTAGAAAAAAGGGGGTGAGTTGCCCCACCCCCTCCGTCGATTAGCTCAGGTCGGCAATGACAGCCGAAGAGCGTTGGTTACGGCAGATCAGGGTCTTTTCAGCGATGATTTGGAACGGCATCGCGTCACCGACCTTGGCCAGCATTTCGTCCTTCATCGGACGCAGGGTGCCAACCGCCCAGTATTCCGGGTCGATCAGCAGCACGTCGCGGGTCAGGCCGTATTGGACCGGAACCGTCGAGATAGCGCCGAAGTCCGAAACATAGACATCGGCAGCGCCCACGATGGTAGCTTGACCGTTGCCAGCATCCTTGCGGATGTCAGCAATGCCGGTAAAGGCCGAGAACTGCTGCTTTTGAGTGGCGCTCATATAGGCTTGCGAGGGACGCGCACCGTTATTGAACGCCGAGGCCAGCACGGTCTTCAGCAGGGCTTCAGTAAAGGCCCGTTGAGTGCCGTTGGTAGCAGCGGCCACGTTACCGGCAGAGAAGCCGCCCGACGAACCGCCCGAACCGCGCGAGACGTTAGACGACAGCCAAGCAAGAGCGCCAGCCGATTCAGCAGCGGTCGAAGCATCGCCGGTCACAGAGGCGAAGTTGCCGAGCATACGGGCTTCGATGTCCGTTGCCAGCTCTTCGCCCTTTTGGACTTTCTGCCACGCCAGTTCCGACGCAACGCCAGCGTGGTCCATGGCCTCTTGAGTGCCGGAAACCGAACCCATCTCTTTGAAGATTTGAGTGCGGTTGCCGACGCGGGCCGTGATCTTGGCAGCGGTTGCAGCGGTCGTATCGCCCTGCACTTGCTTGTTCTGGGCATCCGGGGTGCGGAGCGAGAACGTCTGCCACTCATGATAAGTGGACGACGCCTTCTCCTTGCCGATGTTCGAGGTGAACGGGGTTTTGTTCGCGGCGATCTTGTAGATTTTGTTCTCAAGGTCTTCGCGGTTGCCAACGGTGGCAAAGGTCTGTTGGGTATTCGAGGGAACGGCCATTTTTAGGAACCTTTCGCCCGCCCTTCGGCGAGCATGAGCGCGACCAAATCCTCCCGACTGCTAGTCTGGGCAAATCGGTTTTTGAGGGTCTGGATTTCGCGTTGTGCGGAGGGAATAGCCGGAGGGGCCGCAGCGGGTCGCAGGGCTGACTTCGGCTGTGATTTCAGCGTGGGCTTAAGCTTTTGCAGTTCATCAAACTGCATGGCTTTCCACGCCACGGTCATTTCGAGGGCACCGACGTTCGGGAGGTCTTGTTCCGCTACCCCTTGGGAAACCAGATAGTCAGAGAGCTTGCCAAGATTGGCAGTCCCTTGCACCGGGTCAACCAGCGGGGGGCAGGCGGTCTTGAGCGCCTCAACCTGTTCGTCACGCCATTGGCTACGAGCGACCCGTTCAGCATCTTCCTTGGCAAACTGAGCTTGCTGGACGATGGTCTGTTCGGCGTCGAATTGAGCCTTGTATTTGGTATATTTAGCCGGGTCGTCATGTGCGAGCCGCAGCCAAGCTTCCGGCGTCATCCCTGCCCATCGGTCCGTCATCGCTCGTTCTGCATTTATTGCAGCGTCAGCAATGCGGGCGTTGAGCGCGGATAGCTCCTTGGCTCTAGCCGTTGCCTCCTTACGGATAGCAGCAGCCTCTTCTAGCTTCAGCGTCAGGGCCTTGGACCCTGCCTTCTCGTTCTCCAACACGACAAGCTGGAGATCGGGCGGCAGTTCACCAAAGCGGGCCTTCGCTTCCGCTGACCAGAAATGAGGGGCCTCGATTGCCGGGGCTTCCGGTTCGGGTTGTTCCTCGCCCTCGTCGCTTGCCGTCTCCGGTGCTTCGAGGTCAGAAGACTGGTCATCTTCTGGAATGGGGTCTGTGTCCGGTTCTGCGGCCTCTTCGGGCGCATCAGGGACGGAGGCTTTCTCAATCTCAGGGGCCGGTGCGGCTTCCGCCATCAGTTCGGCTACAACACTTTCACGGGTCGCGGATTCAGACATGGTTTTCAGGGGTGGCGACGCTGCTCAAGGCTTGGCGTCTAGGACCGAGGGTTAAGCCTCGGCGGAAAGGTGATATTCGGCAATCTGCCCGTTAGCGATGTATTCCCCGATCATCTGGCGAATGGCATCGGTTGACTGGATAGCGGCGTGAAGACCGAGAATGGACGCGGTGTCAGCCGGGGAAGTAGCAATCATACGCCGGACAATAGCGGCCCTCACAGCATCAAGAGCGGGGTCCAGAACGTCTAGGGCTTGCTTTGCAGCAGCGCCAAGGGCGGCGGTTTCAGCGGCATTCATCCCGGCTCTCCACCAAGCTCAGCGCCGTTAGAAATCTTTTGGCTTTCGGTCTGGGCATTCATCAGGATTGCCGACGCTTTCAGTTGACCTTCTAGCTCAATCTCGCGCGCCCGTTGCTGAAGTTCAACCTCTGCAATGTCACGTTTATGTTGAAGCTCAAACGCCGCCATCTCACGCCGCATTTGCATGGCTTCCGCGTTCTCTTGGCGCTTCAGCAATGCACGTTCCTCGGCCTCCGCACGGGCAAGGGCGGCCTTTTCTTGAGCGATAGCGCGGGCGGTCTCAATCTCAGCCTGCGCTTTGACTTGGGCAAGTTGCACATCGGCTTGCGCTTGCTGCTGCGCCAGTTCCTGCTTTGCCATCGCCTCTTGTTGCGCCATTTGGAGCTTGGCTTGGGCTTCCAGAACAGCCGGGTCAGGCGGGGGCGGGGCTTGCGGTTCCTCAGATTGCTCCGAGGGGTCAGTCAGGAACGGCTCCGCAGACTTGAAGTCGAGACCCTTCTCAAAATACCGCTTCAGATACGCATAGATGTTATCGAGCTTCACCAGCGGGCCTTCAACGCCGCCTTGCATCCCGATGATTTCCTGCATCGTCACCATACCGGCTTGCAGTCGCGCCATCTCGGCATCCTTGCCAGCCGACCCGACGCCAACCTCAATCGTCATGTCCTTCCGGTTAGCCCATGACGACGGGTCAATATCAATCCACTTGCCGCGAAGCCGCACGGTCTCCGCTTGCGTTGCGTTCTGGCGCAGCAGCCGATGCAGCAGCAGGAACACGTCCTTAATGCCGGTATGGGCAAGAATGGACGCGATCAAGCGGACCCGCTTTTGCGATTCCGACATAAGCGCCATCGCGCCCCGTGCCGTGTCATGCAGCGTGTCCGGGTTAAGCCCTTGCGAGTTGCGAACGATGCCCGTCCGCTTTTCACCCGCCACCGAGAAATGCTCGATAGCCGACAGCGTATCAAACGACAGCCCGCCAGAAGTCAGCGGAACGATAGCGTTGTCGCCCTTACCGCGAACCGGAACATTAGGCTCATTGCGGAGGAGGTCGGCAATCGTCCAGTCGTTCGCCTTGTCCATGTTGACATACATCCGCTGATTAAGGGCGAAATACCCCGAATCCAGCGTCATCCGTGTCAGCACGGTGTTAATCTTTTGTATCTCGATCAGGCGGTCAGCGACCGATTCCCCGATGAACTGGTGAGGCACGATATATGGCGTAATGGCCGAGAACGGCACCGTAGGGTGTTCGTCCTCTTCGAGCAGGGTAAGCGCCGAACCGTCCGTCAGCAGCCTGTAACGCCCGTCCTCGCCGTCGATATAATGCTCAATGACCTCAACAATACGATGGTCGCCAAGCCCGCCCCGGTCGTCAACCTCTTGATCGGTGCGGTCCCGCGCTTGCTTTACCTGATTATCAATCACGCCATAGGCAGGAAGCGCATCAACCTTAGCCGCATCAATGCCCCGGCGCTTAAGCTCATAGGCCCGCAGGCGGGTCTTGTGAAAGCAATACGGGCTTTCCGAAAGCAGAACCGTGTCCTTCGAGACGCCGAAATCTTCAGGCGGAACCGCCATCACCCGCGCCCGCCACTTCTCCTTGGCGCGGATGCAGAAATCGACCGTCATCTCGGGGTCAGTCATGTCCCCCAGGTCAGACTTTAGATAAACTCGGTCGCCGTGCTTTTGCACCGCCGATGCGAGCTGATCGAGGCTCTGGTCCTCAAACTCCTCTTCCGGCTCTTCGTATTCCTCGCCAAAGACCTTAAAGACGCCGGTCTTGATCGAGAGCGCATCCTTAATCGCGCTATACAGGTTCAGAAAGCCGGGGTTTTCCTCAAAGAAGACGTGCTTGACGTAATCCGTCTCTTGCTGCGCCGCCTCAACGTCCTCTGGCCCGACAGGCCGAAACGTCGCGATGTCCTCACCCGTGAAAATCTCAATGAGGTCGGGCAACGCCATCTCGATAGCGTCTGACACATCCGTAGAGCAGGCCGACGAACGACCGGGCAGCGACGGAACATCATCCATCACGCCTTTGATGTATTGCAGGGCTTTCTCGCGTTGCGCGTTCAGTTCGTCCGTGCTGCGGCCAACGGCCCGCGCGAACTCATCAGCTACAAGGGCGAGGCGGTCGCTTGCCATCAGTTTGCGCTTACCGTGCTAGATGCAGTCAGTCGGGTCATCACACGGCTCCGTAGCTAGGTATATCGAGGATTGCAGCCATAACCCTCGGCTCTTCGTATGTAGAGCACATCAGGCCGAACGCATCAGCCCCATGACTTGCCCAGTCGTGGTTAGGGCCAAGCCCAATCCCTCGGGCTTCGTCTTTCTTTTCGTGATACGCCCCTAGCGCATCCAGTCCAGCTTGCGTGGTCGCCTGATTAAACCAGATGCGAGGGAACCACCGCCGAACCGCCTCAATGCGCTGTGAAGCCGCCCCACGCCCCTGATTAGGTATCACCCTCACCGAGAAGCCCGCTTGCTCTAGCGCACTCTGGTAAGACGCATCGAAAACCTTTTCGTGCGATGCGCCATCGTGGGGAAGGAAACACTCAGCAGCGCCAAAGCCCGACTGTCTCAGCCAGTTGACGTGCGTTGCCAAGTCCTGCCCTTGCGCTTCGTAATACGCCAGAACCTTAATCTTCTCACCGACGAACTGGGCAATCCAAATGGCCGTAGCATCGGCCTTGGCCCCGGTTCCGCCGATATCCCAATAAGCCCGCAACGCCATCAGCGGGTCGCGGCTAATCTCACCTATCCGATTGTCAGCCCTAGCTTGCGCCAGCGCCTTCGCAAAGTATGCACCCTCGGTGACGGCCTCATAACCACCTTCCCAGATATGGTCATACTGGTCCGGTTTCATGCGGAAATCGTCTAGCCGCTCTTGCTCTAGCTCGGCAGGAAACCACGGGTTATCCGACCAGTTAGCGCGAACGACGACGGAACCTGTAGGCCGGTCCTCACCCCTTAGCATCAAATCCACCGGGTCTTTTTTCCGGCGCGGGTTCCATGAGAACCAAAGCTCCGAACCGGGCTTGCGGATTGTCGGCCTAAGCAGGGTCAGCGAGCGCGGAGAAAGCGTCTGGGCTTCCTCAACCCATGCCACGTCAAAGCCTTCCAGCGACTTCACCGAATCCGCCGTGTGGTCCTGCATACCCTGGTAGATGATAATCCCGCCGCCCGGCGTAACCGTCACAGCCTTTTGGCAATCGAACAGATGCCCCAGACCGTGTTGAGCGATCTTGTCCTCAATCAGCCGCTTTGCCGATTGGTTCAGGTCTTTCTGGACCTCACGGATGCACACTCCGCGAAAGCCGGGCTGGACTAGCGCCGTCTCGACCATCAAGTCAGCGAAGAAGTGCGACTTGCCAGAACCTCGCCCGCCGTGTGCGCCTTTGTAACGGCTTGGCACTAGCAGCGGTTCAAATACCGCCGCCGTAGGCATATCAAGCGCGGACAATCGTTCGCCTGATTTCGTTAATCTGGACCGACGCATCTAACTGCGCCTTATCGATCACCAGCCCGTTAAGCTTGGCAATATCCATCACACTGTTACGGGCCACTGAAAGCCCCGCCGCATCGCGTAGAGCCTCGCCCTTATCCCGCAGCCTTAGAAGGTCTTGGGTCAGCGTTGCGATAGTCACTTCAGCCCTCAGAGCGCCGCGCTCTTGGATTTCGGCTACCCGCGCCCGGACCTTTTCATTACTTGTCAGGCGAGAGGCGTTCGGTTCGCTAGGTGCATACCCGGCTTCGACATAGGCTTCAGCTTGGCTTTTGCCCTTAGCTAGCTCTTGTGCAAACCGTTCGTGTTTTGGATTAGTCAGTGCCGCCATATGTGCCGGTCGCTTTGACCGCTCCCTAGTCGCTGCTCAGGGCTTGGCGACTGTGTGGGTTATGTCTGCCCTTAAAGGTCGGGCAAAGATTGTTCGGCGGGTTCGTTATACCCGAATGCGCTTAGGCCAGCTCCAAG